TGGTAGAAGCCTTAAAAATATGTGAAACTTCTACAGGTATTCTAGTTAGAATTTCCGATAAAATAGCTAGAATTGCTAATTTATTGAAGAGAAATGGTAAAATAGCAGTATCTGAAGAAAAACTTGAAGACACTATGTTAGATTTAATAAATTATAGTATAATACTACTAAGTTATTATATGTATGAACAAGAATACAATATGTATAATGATTTAGAAAATGGAGAAAAGAAAAATGATTAATCCAGGTAAAATATTAGAGCATAATACTAAAAAAAGAAAAGTAAATTTACACTGCCTAACTGATATACACGTAGGGAGCAAAGTATTTGACAGAGCATTGCTATTAAAAGCAATAGATAAGATTAAAAAAGACCCAAATGCCTTATGGTTTGGAAATGGTGATATGTTAGAGTTTATACCACCTAACTATCATATACCAGAGGGAGACCAGGTTTTTGATAATAACGAACAATATTCACAATTTGTTGAAATGGTGAGACCAATACTAAGTAAATGTGTATTTTTACGTGGTGGAAACCACGATACATTGCGTTCTGTACGATTAGCTGGTATTGATATTATTCGTGTGCTATGTGATGACCTAGAAGTACCATATTTCCCTTTTCCTGGATATACGGTAATTAATTATGGAACAAATAGATTTACATTTGCTAGTGGTCACGGTAAAAGTGGAGCTAAAAATGGAGATTTAGAGCTAATTAGGTTAAGAAACATATTTCCTGATGCTGATATGTATTATTTAGGGCATAACCATCAATTATACGCTAGACCAGTAGATTCGTTTGAAATTATGCAAGATAACGAAGAAGTTAAACGACAATGGTTTGTACGTGGTGGCTCATTTATAGGATATGCAGAATATGCACGATATGCTATGTTTGAACCACAAACAAAAGGATGGGTTGAAATACGATTAAGTGACAAAGACCCTGAATATATAGTACATCGCAAATGAAAAAAAGGATTATAAAGCAGAAGGAGCATATAGTATACGAAAATCTAGATGAACTTAGGCAGGTTATGCCAGATGAACAAGTTTACGATGATTGGAGGACTGCTCCTGTATTTGCTTGGACATTGACAGATGATGAGCAGGTTTGTCAAGTCTTAGAAAAAGGAAAGGTGGACAATCAAGACTATGTTCGCACAGCTATCGGTATGTTTCGTAACGCTCCTTCTGCTAAAATGGAAGGAAAGCTACGAGAAAATATTTATGCCTTTAGTGGAAAGTCTGCAAGGAGTATTCTTAAAGATAGAATAAATCCTAGCAAGCAAGAATTTTTATTTGCTAGATATGTTGCAAAAGGAGATGGAATTGTAGAAGCTTTTAAAAAAGCTTATCCTAAAGCCAGCTCTGAAAAATATATCAAAGAGCAAAGTAGTATGTTATTAAAAACAGAAAGGATAAAAACCTTGATAGATAAAGAAATAGAAAAAATATTAAATGAAACAGAAATTACTCCTAAATATCTTCTATTAAAGACAAAAGAGATTGTAGATAATGAAGAAGCAAAAGATAGTGATAAGATTTCGTCGCTAAAGATGCTAATGGAAATATCTGGATTATTAGGTAAAAAAGAACAAAAAACTGAATCAATTTCATTGTTTAAAGGATTTTCTCCTGAACAACTTGAATTATTGGAGGGGAAAAATGTCAAAAAAATTGCAAGCCAAGAAAGAGAAATGCATAGATTGCCAGATGTGCAACAGAGTAGTAAAACTGAAGAAAGCTAAACTTCAGTATAATGACTTTATAATGTATTCAATCTTTGATATTCCTCTTGATAGGTATATTACAATAGATTGTGACTGTATGTGTGTATATGATGAAGATATGGATTTAATTGCATTTAGCAGGGATTTTATAAGTAACTATGGAAAATCTTAATATAAGTGAAAAGGAGATGCTGTTACATAAAGCATCTAAGGATTTGATACTGTTTGGTAAGTTATTCTTACCAAATGATTTTTTACATAAATCAGCTTCTCCTCCTTTTCATTATGACTTAGGTAAAAAATTAATTAGTACAAAACCAGGAGCTCGTATTTGTAATGTTTTACCTCGTGGTTTTGGAAAATCAGTATTAATGAAGGCTGCAATTATGCATAGGCTTTGTTTTACTCCACAAGACCAGGCTATGTTTATGGCTTGGGTTGCAGAGGAACAAGGACAATCTATTGACCACTTAAAGTATATTCGTTCACATTTAGAGAATAATCAAGCTATAAGATACTATTTTGGTAATCTGTGTGGTGCTGATGAAGGAAAAAGATGGACAGAAAAAGATTTAGTAACTAATAAAGGACATCGTATTATTGCTAAAGGTACTTCACAAAGACTTAGAGGTCGTGCTGAGGTAGATGTAAGATATACAGGAATTATACTTGATGACTTTGAATCTGAGTTAAATACTAAAACAGCAGAAAGAAGAGATGAAATTAAACAATGGATTGTTTCTACTGTTTATCCTGCATTAGAAGAAACTCCTGGAAATGAAGGATGGATATGGTTATCTGGAACTATTGTTCATTATGATGCTTTCTTACAAAATGTATGTGATGGTTATAATGATGCTCAAAAAGAAAAAAAAGATTATCCTTGGTCAGTAACATTTATTAGAGCGATAGAAGATGGAAAACCTGTTTGGAAAGAACAATTTCCTTTAAAAAAGCTAGAACAGAAAAAACAAGAATTTATTGAAGCAGGTAAAATAGACAAATTTGCTCAAGAATATATGAATGATGCTAGAGATGTTGCTTCTGCTACATTCCAGATGGATAGAGTACAATATCATAATTATGAGTATTATAGTGATGGACAATTTAGTTATTTAAAAAATGATAAAGAAATGATACCTATTTATACATATTTAGGAGTAGACTTAGCTCATACAGCTACTAGTAAATCAGACTATCAAGTTGTTATGGTAATGGGAATAGATAGTAATAAAAATAGATATGTTATTGATTATTACCACGAAAAGATTCCAGCATTTGATATGCCTGAACAAATATTAAAAATTGCAAAAGAATATGCTCCTATAAGAAGATGTGCTGTTGAAACTGTTGGTGCGCAAGAAATGGTTAGAGATATGTTAGAACGTATGGCAAGAAAAGAAAAAAGATTACTTTCTGGTATTAACAAAGGAGTAAAACCTCCACACGGAATTAAAAAAGAAGATAGATTAGAAATGTCATTAGGAAGTATTGTAAATAGTAGGAAACTTTTTATAAGAAAAGAACATACAGCTCTTATAGATGAATTATTTGAATTTCCTAAAGGAAGACACGATGATTTACTTGATGGATTGTATTATGCTGACTTTTTTGCAAAGCCTCCAAGAAGTGGAATCATTCAATCAGATGAGTATGAAAAACCTGATGATATACCTAAATATACTAGAACTAAAATAAATTGGATGACAGGATTAAAAATATGAGACTTCGTGCTATTGTTGGTAGTAACTTCTTTAGGGGAATGGTATCTAATTACACATTAGAACAGTTTACAAACTACTTAAAAAGGGTAGAGGGCTACAAAAATAAAGTAGGGGATAGATTTTATCCGTATGATTCTCCAGAGGGAGGATTAAAAACTATAGGTTACGGATATAAAATTAGAACAGATAAAGAGCAATTAAAGTTAGAAGCTTATGGAATGTCTGAAACAGAAGTAGAAAATACTTTAAGACACGAAGCTGAAATTTCTTTAAATAAGGCTAAAAAATATGTTCTTTCAAAAGAAGAAAATTGGGAGGACTTAGATGATAGAATTAAATATGCTCTTGCTGATTATTGTTTTAATATAGGTAATTTAAAAGGATTTCCAACAACAACTAAATGTTTGGTAAATAAGGATATAGAAGGAGCGATTGAAGATGACCCAACTAGACCTGGATTTAAACACTATGAAAGAACATTTAAAGATAGAGATGGAAATAGAAAGCGTTTAGCAAGAAATAAAGAATTTTATAAAGAGTTTTTAGAACCATATATAGTATAATGGCACAAATAAAAGAAGACCAAAAAGCAAGAGATAATAGAGAATTGTTTCAACGATATGCTGATGCTCGTAGAGATTGGGATGTTGAAGCAAGAGATGCTATTGACTTTACATTAGGAAATCATTTTACTGCAGAAGAGTCTGATGTATTACAATCTATCGGACAAGCAGATTTCACGATTGATAGAATTTATGCTGCTATAGATAAATTAAAATCATTAATGACATCAAGACCAGTTAAATTTAGCGTTACTGCTAGAGAAGATTCTGATGTAAAAATGGCTAATGTTTGGAAAACATTATTAGAATATATTTATGATATATCAGACGGACAACATCATTTTAAACAAGCTGTACACGATTATGCTACTACTGGAATGGGATATTTTTATGCATACATAGAACCTGAAGCTGATTATGGTAGAGGGGAAGTAATGTTTACACATATTAATCCATTCCGTGTGTATGTAGACCCTGCTTCTAGAGACAGGTATTTTAAAGATGCAGCAAATGTATTGTTGTCCACAATTCTTACAAAAGACCAATTACTAAATTTATATCCAGATGTAGAACAATTTTTACCAGATATAGAAACTTATAATATGTCTGATATGTATAGCGATTATCCTGAGTCACAAAAGAAAAATTCTGTTAATGCATTTACTCCTGCTGAAGTAGAAGACAAAGATTGGGAAACTAGTATTTCTGACCGTTATAGAATTATAGAAAGATTTTCCAAGGTAAGAGTTCCTTTTTATAGAGTAGCTGATAATAAAAATGGAACTGAAACTATTATGAGTGCAGAAGCTTTTGCGCTTTTTGCAGAAGAGAATGAAAGACTATTTAATAATAAAATTTATGAATTTGTTGAAATTCCACAAACAAGAATTAAAGTAACAACTTCTTTAGGACAAGTACTTCTATATGAAACTATATTAGATACAGATACATACCCTATTATTCCAATTCCAAATATATGGACTAATACTCCATATCCAAAATCTGATGTAAATAAAGTAAAAGATATGCAAAGATTATTAAACAAATTATTTTCTCTTGCATTATCACACGCACAAACATCAGCAGGTCTTAAATTACTTGTTCCACAAGGGAGTGTAGAAAATTTACAACAATTAGAAAAAGATTGGGCTAATCCAAATGCAGTTATAGAATACGACCCAAGTTATGGAGAACCTCATTTTCCATCTCCTCAAGCATTATCAGGAGAATTTTATGCTTTAATTAATCAGTGTGAAAAATATATTGATTTAAACTTCGGTGTTCCTGAATTACTACAAGGGTTTAAAGAAAATGCTCCTAATACAGTAAGAGGAACAATGTTACTTGCACAAATGGGAGAAGGAAGAGGAGCAAGCAAATTAAGAGATATAGAAATGGCTTTACAGCAATTAGGTAAAGTAATATATCAACTTGCTAAAGGACATTATTCTTTTGAAAAGAAATTTAGAATTGTTCAACCAAATAATGATATTACAGAATTTGCAGTAAATAATAGATTATATGATGATAAAACTGCATCAATCGTAGCGATTGAAAATGATTTAACTTCAGGACAATATGATATACGTGTTGTTTCTGGTTCAACAATGCCTTCAAATAAACACGCAGAATATCAAATGTATTTAGAAGCATATCAATTAGGACTAATTGATAAAGTAGAAGCATTAAAGAAAACAGAAATATATGATAAAGAAGGTCT